CAGCGTATTTCCAGATTTCCCAGCAGACGCTTTTGCGGTCAAAGCCTGCCGTGGTGAGCGCCACCGTCAGCGGCTGACGCCGAGCACCTTGGCTGCTGAGCATGACTTCCCACATCTCGCGGTTAGAAACGTGGAGCTCGTCAAAGATGACGCCGTGAGCGGAGAGCCCATGTTGAATACCGGCCTCCGCACTCAACGCCTTGTACGTTCCGTGCGTCGCCTCTCGCACGATCGCGTTGCGGTACACCTTGAGATGCTGCCTCAGCACTGGCGACTGCTCGACGTAGACGCGGGCCATGTCAAAAACGAGCCGGGCCTGATCGCGTGAGGCTGCGCAGGAATAGACTTCACAGCCGGGCTCGTTCTCCATCAGCAGCTTGAGTGCGATTCCCGCGCATAAACTGCTCTTTCCATTTTTGCGCGGAATCGCCAGCAGGCTGGTGCGGACTTTGCGCACGTCGCCCTCTGTGGCAAAGAGCTTTCGCACGTAGTCCTGCTGCCACGGCTCAAGCGTGAACGGCTTGCCGCCGAGCTCGCCCTTGGCGTGCGTCAGGTGCTTGTGGAAGAAACGCACCGCCAGGCACGACGAGCACTTTTCGCACGGGTGCTCAAGCGAACATGCGGGCGTCTTCGTCGTCTTCTTGCGGGCCATTCTCTACCGCCGAGACTCGAGCCAGGGCAGACGCCGTTAGGCCAAACTCAGACGCGAACTTGAGCATCGACGTGCGAGCGTCACGCTTCCGAGTCCACGCCGGGTGATTGCTTACCCTACCCCGATCGTCCATGAACGTGGCACCGTTGGCCTTGAGCTCACGGTCTGCCTCAATCATGTCCGCGAGCGAATCGCAGTAAGCGGCCAGCGTCTGCTGGTGCCTGGGGCTCATGACCTTGGACGCTTCGAGCATGGGCACGATCCGCTCCCACTCCTCGCGGGCGAGATCCGAAAGCCAGTGCGGAGCAGGCGGGATGCCAGGAACCGCGTCGATGCCGGACTTGTGCGGGCCTCTAACTCGAGCCCCGCGAAGCTTAAGTAACGGTTTAGGCGTCGGCTTGCGGCCCCTACCCATGCCAAACTCCCAATTTCAGCCCCGCGTGCGTTTGAGGAAACCGTGGGGTTTGTATCCACGCACGCCCTAGAGATCCGACCTACCCTACCCCTGCCCTCGTTTCCCGCAGCGTCTTGCGTGCGTGGCACGCAGAGCACCTGGCTTGCCCGTTAGCCACAGCGTACCTATCGCCACCTTGGCTGATGGGCACGACGTGATCAGCGTGCATCTCTCGCCCGTAGGCTACGCGGCCACAATCCACGCATTGCCAGTGGCATCTGTTCAGTACAGCCTGACGCCACTTCTTGTGGGCCTTGTCGCAATAGCCACGGGCTGCCGCGTTGGGTCTGGCGCTGTCGTCTCGCTGAAGGCGGGACGATCGCAGACGCAGCGGCCTATGGCTGGGAATCTTGGTAGGCACGTCTAGCTCTTCAGCATCACCACGCCAGCGGTGCCCGTGCTGTTGGTGGTGGCCGAGACGATCTTCAGGTACTCGGTTCCAAACACTTCGTCGGGCAGAGCATACGCCCGCCCGTCCGTACTCGAGGCCGACAGGGTGAGGTCAGCCACGCTGCCATCGGACTTGTAGAGTCGGCGGAAGGTTCCGGCCGTGCTGGTGCCTACCCACATCTGGAGCGTGCTGGCGTTCGTGCTCATCGTGCCCAGCGACACTACAGCACCAGCTACATCACGCATGTCCAGCGTGGTAGCCGATGCTGTGGCCGTGTGCAGCGTAATGTCGATGTCTCGGTTCTTGCGGCTCAGAATGTTGTCGGCCATGGGTAGCTCCTGGGTGTGGTTATGGTACGGGAATCTGCGGCAACTCTTGCAGTTCACTAGCTCACAGGGCTAGGAGACTCTGGCACCAGTTGCGGCACGGCGTCGGTGGCGAACTCAAGGTCGGCCAGCGGGATCACCTCCACGCTGGCGAAGTTCGTTGCGTCCAGCCGTGCGAATCCGGCTGCATAGATGCCGCCTTCCGCGAGGCACTGCGGCAGGATGTCGGCAACGTGGCACCACCGGCCATCGGCTAGGGCGGCAGGGTACACGGTGCAGCGAGGGTCGCCGTACCATGCGTGGAAGTTCAGCATCTTCTGAGCCAGCGGCGTGTCGAACACAATCGCCAGCGTCTGGAGCGTGGCCGTGTCTGGCAGCGGCTGCAATAGGAACTCTAAGAGGGTCATACTCGCCCCATTGCGGATTGGAAGGCTTGCATGGCGGTGTTGTAGGCGGCCACCTGAGCGGCTGTCATGCCAGCACCGATGCTGTATGCGGCCATTCGACCGTTGTAGTATTCAACCGGCCCGTTGCGCGCGAAGACGAAGAAGGGACTCGCGCCAGTAGTTTCGGCAGTGTTAACTTCGCTTGTGCCGATAGACACAGCATCGTCGTACAGGGTCAGGAGCGTCGTACTTGTACGGCTTGCCAGAATCAATCCGCCGTTTGTGTTGGTACGGTTATTCGCAAACGCGCTGTTTGCCTTGCCAAGTTCAGTCTGTATTCCGTAGTTGGGTGCAGTGGAGCCAAACAACTGAAGGAACAGGCGATAGCGATCCGTCACGCCGTTAAACAGCACGCCGAGTAGAGTTCTTGCCGACGCAATATCCTGCGTGCCAGTGATGAACGACGATAGGTGGCAGTTGGCAGCACCGGGAAGTTGATCGACGTTGAAGCCAGTGTTCAGATACTTCGTTGATCCATTCCCCGTGAGCCCGCCACTGGCCCCCGTCTCCGCGTAGTCGGTGCCGACGCCGACGAAGGCGTTGTTGGTGTCGGTAGTGTTTCCATATTGCGTGCCGCCCAGCGACGGCCCTCTGAACAGGGGGACGAACGCACCTTGGAAACTTCCGCAGAAAAGATTGAGCCGGTAGAAGCGGTCGCGGATGCCAGCAGATGCGATAGCCGCGCAAAACTTTGACACCGCCGACAGGGTTGATCCTGACACGGTGCCGCCGTTCGATACCACGCGAGCCGCCCATGCCGCAGCTTCCGGGTGAACCGTGGCTCGCGGCCGCAGTAGTCTCGGGCTCATCGCCATGGCTTAGTTCTCCTGCTGTTCCGTTGCTCGAGGCTGTAGCGCATACAGCAACCGCGTCTGCTCGCTCACTGCCTTGCTGATCTCGCGTTGCGTTTCGCTCAAACTTTTCACGAAAGCACGGTGCTCTTCAACGAGGGGCAGCAACACGTCAGCCCGCAGCACCCAGCCGCAAGCGATGGCGACCAAAGTGGGAAAACCCCACCGCTCCATAATGCTGTACAGCGTTTCCTTTGCTTGGTCGGTCACTGCATGGCCTCCAGCATCTCGCCACGATTATCCAGCCACCGCTGCACGATTATCTTGACGATCTCGCTGATGATGGCCGCCAAGATGATGCTGGCCAGAAACCCCATGCCATACTCACGCTCTTGGCGTTCAAGACGGCGGGCGAAGTGCTTGGCCACAATTTGCGTCTGCCCGGCATCGCACTGGTAAAGCACCGGAATGGGCCACTCCCTCAAGGCTCGCTCGACAATGCGGCCAACACGCTCGCGGCCTAGCAGATGCTTACGCATCGGCAGCGAGTCCCACACGTCGGCAGTGAGTTCGTCGCGTGTCATTTCTTGCCCGTTCCTTTGCAAGTAGGGCACTCAAGAACTATGCGGCCGTCGCCAATCTTTCCAGTGCCATTGCAGTTGTCGCATTCCTTGCTGCTCGGCGTCGGTGTTGGGTGGATTTGCTCCCGCATCTGAACCACCGCACGCGCCGTCTCGCAGGCCATGTCAGCGGACACGCCGTGATCCTGCGGCAGCGTGGCAACGCAGCCAATGAGCACGACAACGAACGGCAAAACCCAACGCATCACAGCACTCCGTCTAGCCAGTTCTCGGGCATCAGAGACGGGCGGAACCCGTTGAATCCGGCGACGGCATATGAGTCACCGCCAGCACACATAGAGTCGATTACGGATGCGTCAACCCAGCCGCTTGTGCGCTGGAAGGACGGGTGC